CTGCTCAGCTCCTCAGCCGAGTAGCCGTAGTTTTTGGTGACGCTGTCATAAATCTTGGCAAGCGCCTGCTTGTCAATCTTTTCCTTGGCAAGCTCGGCCCAGGTCGCCTGGTACTGCTGTTGCAATGACTGCTGCTGAACCTGCGATTGCTCTTGCAAAGCGCGCTGTTTTTCACCGTTGATCTGTTGATCAAGGTTGTTGATAAACGCGCCTATGGTTTGCTGTCGCTGTTGTTCTGCCACCCAGGTTGCCGGGTCTGTGCTGGCGAGTTGCGCCATTTCAGACTCTGATCGGATTCCCGCCATCTGTACCACCGCCGCCCGTGCAAGTTCGGCCTGTGATAGATAGTGATTCCTGAATTCGTCGTGTTTGGTTTTGACGAACGCCACCGCCTGACTCTCACGCTCGGCGAGCGCCTGGGTCTTTTTGGTGTAGTCCTTCTGGCGTAAAAAGGCCGCCGGGAGCTCGTCTTGCGACAACTCAACCGTTTCCTCAGTGCCATCGTCGCCCTTGACTTTGAAGGCAACTTTTACAGCGGGTGCAGGTTCTTCTTCTTCGTCGCCTTGCGGCTCGTCAGATTCTTCCTGTTCGCTGGGTTCAGCCTCTTCCGTGTCGTCTTCGCCGGGATTGGCGTTGTCGGTGGATTCGTCTGTAGTTTGGTCTTCGTCTTCCTTTTTTTCGGATTCCTTTACGGGAGTGTCCAGGAACGAAGCGAGATCAATCAAGCCGCCTTGTTCGGGTGCAGATTCTGCTTGTCCGTCCATTTTGGTTTCTTTCAAAAACCCCCTCCATTGCACCAAGAGGGCCTGCGGCGCATCGCTGCGTTCGCTAAAAAGCTAGGTGCCTAGCCGGTAACTGGTAGTTTTATTCCGGGGAGTTCGCCGCGCGCTTGCATGGCGATCAACTTGTCGCGAATCTCGATTTCAAAGGCCCTTGCGCCTAGCCACCACGCCTTGTCCGGGCTGGTTTCTTCTTTTTCGTCTCTATCCCAGACGAGGGGCGAAACGAGGTGGATGTACTTTTTTGCAAGGTTTTTGTTTCTTGCCATGTCGGCATCGAATTCACAGGCAGCCCGCATGCACACATCAAAGTAGATTCGGCACAATGACATCAGGCGATTTTCCTGAGCAGACCGCGCACTTTTGACTCGTCACGAAGGTTGTCAAGGTCAATCCTGTGCTTGGCAAGCTTGCCGTTTTCCACCATGCCGACCAAAATTGCCTCGAACTTGTCGGACAGCTTGGCAAGCTGCAACAGCAGCATCTGGCCTTCGCGGTCGCGTACCGGGCACTCTTTCCACTGCCACACAACCGCCTCTTTGAGCTGTGTCATGGCCTGCTTGAAGGCTTCGTTGTCCAGCACCTGAGTGGCATCAATGCCAAGTTGCAGCGTTTTTTGTTCTTTCGACATTTATTTCCCGTTCATAGCAACAATGCAATCAGGTCTTCTTCTTCTTGCAATTCAAGCTGAATCTGGATGATTCGCTCAAACTCGGCGTTCCAGACCGGCTGACTCAACTCTTCCAGCATCAACCCGCGATAACGCGTTTTATGCTGTTCATAGTTTTCAACCGTCTCGGCAAGCGCAGCCACTTTTGCGGCAGCCTGAATGACCTTTTTCTTGATGACACTCCGCGTCCTATGGCCTGGCCGCTTTGCGGTGTAGCCTTCGTACGAGATTCCAAACCGGGTAGATATTTGCTCGGCAGAAAAGAAAGCAGCCGTGTCGCTTCCGGTTTCAACTGCTGCAAGCGCTCCCTGTACCTGTGCCGAGGCGCTGAATGCCGCTGTATCTACAGCCGATTCAGTAGCTGCAATCGACCCCTGTGACAGCAATGTGCCGGTAAACGCCGCCGCGTCTGTGCCAGATTCAGTGGCCGCAAGGGTTCCGGTTCCAGTCTCAATTGCGCTGCCGGTAAATGCCGCTGTGTCTGATCCTGTTTCGGTCGATGCAAGCGTGCCTTGCGCCAATGCTGTGCCAGCGAACGCCGCTGTATCACTTGCCGCCTCGGTCGCTGCAATCGCACCCTGAGCGAGTAGCGAGCCGCTGAATGCGCCGGTATCGGTGCCGCTTTCAGTTGCTGCCAGTGTGCCTGTTGCCCCACCGCCCGCCGCAACCGTCCCGATCAACAAACTCCTTGAAACAAGCCTGAATAGCTGCCAGGGGTTGGCAAGCAGAGGCCCCAAGCTCTGACCGGCAGCGATGGCGATCAGGTTGAACTCGGCAATCAGGTTGCCCTGTCCGCTCTGGCCGTTGCACAGCCGTGTGATCAATCCGCCAAAGTTGTAGTTTGTTCTGGCGCCTGTCGTCTCAACGCCGTTCAGCACGATACGATAGCCGTCTGGACTGATCTCTGCCAGTATGACGGCTGGTTGCCCACTGGCAATCGAATTGCTTGAGGTCAGAAGGGCCGTACTAGAGTAGCCGATAACCACAAAGCCGGTGCTTGTGATGGAGATATACGCGCTGCCAGAGCTCAGAAAAAGGGCTGAGCCAACCGTATTGCCGGCAGAACTTACCCACTTGTCAAGCACAAAAAGGTGCGACAACAGCGGACCAGAGGCAATTCCTGACGCAGGGATGGTCGGCCCATTGGCAACAGCCACACCGTAGGGAGTGAAGTTGCCGCCGTTGGCCGATCTTGTCGCAATACCGGTACGCCCGGTTTTAAGCGTTACGCCCGTTTCGAGAGTGTACTGAGGCCCGGCAATCGGGCTATAGGTCGGCGTCGCACCGTTAAATGCCAGCAGCACTCCATTGGTAAACGGATTGCTCCAGTCAATCTCGGCTCTGCCCTGCGGCTGGCTTAGGCGTGTTCCGCGCAGCAGCATGGCTTACACCGTGGTGAAGTTTGTGATCTCGCTAAGGAATGCCTCGCACACCACGGCCTGGCCGGTGTTGCCTGTTACCTCAACCTCAAGGTGCATCACTCCAGCGTCAACCGCGATGCTCTGCTCGGTAATGGCATTTGCAGTCACGCCACCGCCAAAGCTCCAGAGGGTTTTCCAATCAGTGCCTGCACTGCCAGCCGTCGGCGTTGCGCCGGCGTTATGCGCCACCAGCACATTGGCCGTCGCCTGCACCGTCGGCCCGGTCGCTCCGTTGGTAAGTTTGATTGTGAGTAGCCCGCCATGGGTCGTGCGCAGGTCAAGCGTGCCGCGTGTGGTCGCCGCTGCGGCGTTGCTGGTGGCCGCTGCGATGAGGGTTCGTGCGGTTTTTACGGGGGTGGTGGTGCTCATGGGGGTCCTTAAATCAGTGAGGTGCCGTCATCGGCCCAGATCGCCAGGCGCACCGCCATCGGATCAACCGGATCAGGCACTTGAGCGGTCGCCATCAAGGCAGCACCGGCAGGTCCGGGAATCAGCGAGGCGGCCATGCCCTGAAAGCCGGCGGATCCAAAATCAAGATCGCCCCGGTTGAGCAGCGTAAAGGCCCACTTGACAATCGAGTTGGTGGCAGACAGCGCTTGCAGGTTGTCCAGTAGCGCAGCGCCATCGACCGGCCCGAGTGTGTCGAGCACCAGACCAATACCGCCCAGCCTGGGTTGCAGCCGGGTGCGGCCTGCGCTCAGCGCGGCGGCGATAGCCACCTCATCTTTGGTCGCCAGCAAAGCGGCTGGCAGCGCCTGGATTTGTGCGAGTAAGGTCATATCAACCCTTACGCGTGGGTGAGCGTGCCGGAATTGATCGTGATCGCCTGCGACAGGGTGAACACGTTGTTGTCCAGCACAATATCGGTGCCCGTGGTGCCGACCGTCAGCGCATTGGTCACCACATCGACGTCGGCTGAGGTCGTGATGCTGGCCTTGGTTGCCGTGCCTGCCGCGCTGGCCGTGGTGTTGAGAATGCCCGCCGTTGCGCCATTGGCATCCGAGAACGTCAGGACGGACCCGGAAACTGTTCCTGCCGTGGCCGCAAGGGTGAAAGTGGCCAGCAGCGTGGTGCCGTCAGCGGCCCACAGCTTGAGCTTGCCGGATGCGCCGATGGCGGTCACGATGGCCGTCATGCGGGCGGTTTTGGTTGCTGCTGCGTAAACGATGCTCATGATGTTTTCCTTGGGTTAATAGCCCTGTACGCGCCCACCGGCGTCTCTGTTAATCGGCTTTACCATCCCGCCTATATCGACCCCTACAGCCTTGCCGTCCGGGCCTCTGACGATCTTTCTGGGTGCCTGCAACTGTGCGTGCATGGCGTCCATTTTTCCGCTCATGGCCTGCAACATGGCGGCCATGTCAAACCCTCTGGTTGTTGCGCCATTGGGTCACCCAGCGTCGAGGAGACCTCAAGACCGGCTGCGTTCTGCGCACCCAATGAAATGCTGTCGAGCGTGTTCAGCGCCTTGATCTTTGCAACTTCAATATCTGTTGCGGCCTTGAGTTCTGCAATCATGCGGGCTGAATCCAGCCTGATCTGCTCCAACTGCATTGAGTGCATCTGGTCTGAGTTGTATTTTTCCTGCGCAATCTGCGCGTCCAGCTTGGCTTTTTCAGCTTCAAGCAGTTGCGTGTTCATGGTGTCTCTGGCCTGCATCTCCTGCTTGTTTTGCTCTAGCTGAATATCACGCTGTATTTCACGCTGTTGCAATTGATCGGCCAGTTGTGCCTTGAGCTGTTCCGTCTGTTGAGCGCCTTGCAGCTTCATCTGCTCGATCTGCAACGGCAGCGGCACTTGCGGTTGTTGCGGAGGCGCTTTGTCCGGGTCCTGAATGAAGTTCTGAATGTCCTTGAAACCGGCGTTTTCTACCAGCTTGGCCTGGGCGTTGTAGATATGCTTGGGTGTTGCCAGACCCAGTGCGAGCCCCGATTGCTGCATCTGCAAAATCATCATCAACTGCTGGGCCTTTTGCTGTGTGTCTCCGGTTCCCAGACCGACGTTGACCGTCATGTCGTACTGGTCGCGCCATTCGTTCGGGTCATACTCGATAAACTCGTCACGCAGCCGGAACGCCAGCTTTTCCATGCCGCCTTCGGTCAACAGTTTCAAAATCCCACGGAAAATGGGCTTGAGCAGCGTCTCGGCGGCGATGCGTGCGATCAATTCAATGCGTTGCGCTGCGGCGCTGGCGTCGATCTGCCGACCGGTGGCGGTGTTGTTGAGTGAGTCCGGGTTCAACCCCTGGCTGGTGCGACTGACGCCGGTCCGGGTCTCGCGCATCTGCTCCACATATTCGAGCATCGGCATGGATGCGCCAGCGCTGAAGGGCGTTACCTGCTCGGTGACTGCATTGGCGTCGCGCTGCCTGATAATGCCGCCGGCACGGCTGTCAAGCAGGTCATCAATGTTGGCAAGCGGGCTCCAATTGGCATCCGTCAGCACCTTGGTGCGCGGATTGTTTGTCAGGTACAGGTTGTTCAGGGTCTGCCGCAACAATTCGGTGTGCAGCTTTTGCAGGTCTGACACCACATCGGACATGCTCATGCCGTCCCAGCGATGCGTGTTCAATATTGGGCTGAATGTAGCAATCGGGACGTGGCTGCAAACCTCGGTCTTGAGGATTTTGTCCCGCAGCCGATAAACGCAAATCCGCTCTGCAATGCCATCGCCATCGACATCGGCCAGAATGTACTCCAGCCGCAGCCAGCCCTCGGCCATAGAGTCGTCGTCAGTTTGCTCATCGTAGCGATGTTCACTAAATAGCGCGTCGGCCTGATTGACTTTACTAAGTCGAAACGATGCGTCGGCGCTGTAGTCAGACTGGTCGCTGGCGCGCAGCTCCATGGCCGTGACGTCTTTAAAGCCCATCAGCTTGACATCGCTCAGGCTGACCAGCATCATGCGGGCCACATACGGGCACTCGTCAAGCAGCGGACTTGTCCAGTCGCGAGCTACCAGTAAATCTTCAGGAGCAAAGGATTCGACCTTGATGACGGTTTTTTTCTCTGTCATCTTGATCCTGCCGTTGTAGCCCATCATCGGCTGGCCGGTCATTGGGTCAATCTGCGGCTGGCCCTGCTGGTCTAATATTGGCGCGGGTGTTGACTCCTGGATTTGCGCGTCTTCGCCCTGCATCAACATGGCGATCATCTCCTCAGAGGCACCTTTAAACGGGATGGTTGAAACCGTCTCTACCGTCTCTTTGCGCCACATGGTCGCACTGTTTTTTACCGTGAGCGCATCCTTGAAAGCCGTGTACAGGATCAGAAATCCGTTGTTTTGCTTGAAAAACACGTAGTTGCAGGTGTCGGTCGCCTGCTCGGCACCCTTGACATCGCTCTCGCGCGTCGGATCGAAAGATACGGCCTTGTCGGTGCTTGAAAATATTTTAAGAAGCACCGGTAGTATCCACTCCACGGTATCCTGTATGTCGCTGGCGACAATATGGCTCCAGCCGTCCTCCTCGTTGCCATAGGGCAGGCGATGGTATTCACGCATTGACAGCTCGCGCTCGGTGCCAAGCTGACCATGCACGTAAGTCGCTGCTGAATTTTCATGGCGCTGCAAGATATCAAGCAGGTCTTCATCCGTCATTTTTTTCATGTTTTGCAGTCCATTTTCATTACGCGATGTACCGTCCCTGTTTGTATTTGATCGCCTGCGCTTGCGGGCTGGCAGCGCCCACCGCGTCATATACAATTGCCATCAAGCCAAAGGCATCAGCGCCATGGCTTGACCAGTCATGCTCAGGGCCAAGCCCGACATTCCGGTTTTCATCAATCTTTTCGTGGTACCAGCCGACGGCATCAATCCCGGCCTGCGTTGTTGCTTCGTTGAACCACATCTGCGGAAAGGCACGTCTGGCGCATTCAACCCGGGCCATTGCCGCGCCCTTGCCCTGATTTGGCACGACCTCGACCGCATAGCCGGCATCGGTCAGGGCGCTCTTGTACGACACGTCATAGACCTTGTCGTTGGTGTTGCCGTCATGCGGCAGCCAGATCGTGAGCTTGTCGCTTGTGTAGCCCTGCTGCCTCAGCCAGTTGAGGTGCGTTGCCAGTGGCTGGCCTTGCGCCTCGTAGTAATTGAGTACCCGGATTTCCTTGCCGATAAACTGGGCGATCCAAATCGCGAATGCGTCTGCATTGCGTCCGGTGCCGCCAATATCCACAAAGGCCCTCAGGCTCATCAGTGGGTCGGCGCCTACCCGTCCGATGCGTCCCTCGGCTTTTGCCTGGGTCAGGTGCTTGGCGAAGTAAGCGCCGGTCATGACGGATAAAAACCCACCCTCCCAGACATGCTCGTAACTGTCCGGGCGCTCCTCTTGGTCTTTGATCCGTTCTCGTTCGAGCTTTTCCGGGAAGCGCGGGTTGTCGCGCCAGTTCAGCTCTACGATCTTTGTTCTCTTGTCTTTTGTTTCCCTAAATCGCTTGTTGGTTGCGCTGGCCTTGCGCCTTGGGTTCCACGTCACCCATAGCTCTGAGTCTTCCTCGCGCAGTGTCGGGATCAGGATTTGCCAGGCTTCTTCGGTTACCGGCTCAGCTTCGTCGACCCAGCACAGCAATATCTTGGCCGTTGACTTGATGCTTTCTATGTTCCGGTCCAGCCCGGAAAAGCTGTAGCTGATGCGCCTGTCCTTGGTCTTGATGTACTTTTCACCAAGATCAAAATACGACTCCAGCCACGGCTCTGACTTGATGGCCTGCTTGACTTCTTCAAGACTTGAATCTTCCAGCGAGTTTTGATATTGCCTGCCGCACAGGATAATCCCCTCACGCCCGGACCTTGACCACATGTAGGCCCTGACCGCAGTCATCTTGGCAAATGACCGTGTTTTGCCAGAGCCGCGACCTCCGTAAGCGCCCCTTACGTCAGCCTCCCCATCAAATACCGGGATCAGCTTACGCGGAAGCTTGATCTGTTGCGCGGTCAAGGGCGATCAACTCGATACGGGTGACGGTCATGAGCGGCGCGTTAGGGTCGCCTGCTATCGTCATGGGCAGGACTTTGCCGATCAGGCTGATAAAAGCAGAAGCGGTGCGCGGGTCGTTTGCCCTTCTCTCTAGATAATCTGCACCCCCAGCATTTGATAATGCGGTCAGAATCATCTCTTTAAGTTGCGCCGTGGCTTTGTTCGGGACACCCTTTCTGCTCTTTGTCGCTATTGGTGGCTTTCGCTTACTTTTGGATACTGTTTGCATAGTTGATCCCTTCGGGGCCTTACGACTTGTCCGTGCCTGTGCGTTCAGGCTACACAAATAAAAAAGCCCGCCTTAGCGAGCAAACTGCATTGCAGCAGCGGAGAATGATGGGCA